ATGTCAGTACCATAAGATTTAGTTAATACAGCAGATTTTGATACAGCGTTCATTCCATAAGGTGGGTCAGTATGAATTAAATCTGGATAAGTTCCATCCATCAGCTTCTCAACCGCATCGATAGACGTACTGTCCCCACACATCAGACGGTGATTACCTAGCACCCAAATGTCACCCTCAACCGTTACAGGATTCTCAACCACCTCTGGTACGGAATCCTCATCGGTCTTGCCTTCCTCAATAGGGTCAGCCATCAAATCCTTTAGGAAATCAGCGTCAAAGCCCAATAGGTCTAAATCGAAATCCAACTCATCTAGGGTATCAACCTCTAGCTTTAACTTATCAATATCCCAATCAGCGTTTAACGCCAACTGGTTATCCGCAATGACTAACGCCTTTTTCTGAGCTTCCGTTAAGCCATCGACAATGATTGCCGGTATTTCCTCTAGCCCTAAGCGTTTAGCCGCTAATACACGACCATGACCTGCTATTAACCCATCTTGCTCATCGATCAATACAGGATTAGTAAAACCAAACTCTTTCATTGATGAGGCTAACTGAGTAACTTGCTCCTCATCGTGTGTGCGTGAGTTATTCACATACGGAATCAGATCGCCAATAGGCTTAATCGTGTACTGATACATAACTTTCCCGTGATAAGTTATTGATAAGACTCAAATTCTATTCTACCACATTCACCAGCAGCCCGTTTCTGTTCGAGTATCTTTAACTGCTCGCGGTAGTGTTTAGCGATATCCTTTTCTTCCATCTTGGGTACTTTCATTCTGGAATCGCGCTTTTCGCGGAGTATAGCCATGTGACCTTCACCCAACAAGTCAGTTATCCACAGCCCTGAGTCGGCAGGATTACCGCCATACCATTGGTGACAGGAAAAACATAAAGCCTGTGCGTTCATGCCATCCCATCGGATCGTTCTGTGTCGGCGTGAATAGATGTGACTACAGTGTAGTCCTGCTGAGTTTTTATCGTACTGTTTGCCGCACTTTTCACAGTGCCAGTCATTACGCTCTCGAACGCACTTAGAGAAGGCTGCATCAGCCTGGTTAATCTTCACTTCCGATATCTCCGTTTCGTCATGTAGTACGAAATACGTTTTACTTCCTCAACCGGTATTTCAAACTTCTCAGCGATTGATTCATTACTCAGCTCTAGCATCTGCCGTCTTAAGCTGGAGCGTTCTTCGCATAACATCTCGATTAGACGGATATCGTCAGGCGTTAGTGCATTCGCGTCATTCATTTTCGCCCCAATCGTGATTAGAAGGAAACTCAATGCTGATTCCCAATCTTTCAGAGGTTGCTCGATTCATTACCTCATACAACTCCTGCATTTGTACAGTCGTTAGCTTAGAGGATGATTTTAATTCTGGGTACAAAGCCTTCATCACAGGGTCAACCATCTCGCTCTTTACGTTTTCCATCGTTGGCTTAATGGGAACTTTGATCACCTCACGCATATCGTAACCACCCGCCTCTAATGCTTCGGCTAGGATTCGGATGTACTTGTAGAAGGCGTTATTTTGTAATTGAGTTCTTGTCATTTCTGCTCCATCTTTTGTAGACGTAGGGTTTTTGATTCTTACTCTCTAACCATTGCTGAGAGGCAGGGTCATACCAAAAGTTAAACTTGCCATCGAACTCACCATGTCGATTTTTAGCAATACGAATAGTGCCGTCAGGTTGGTTAGCCCACTCATCCGCTTCAACCTCTGTTAGGTCAATATCCTGTAGGGCGATTTGTTTTCTAGTGTTCCTCGCAACAATAAGGACGTTATCCGCTAAGTCGGTTATCTCACCCGCTCCTTTGATGTCGAACTTATCCGGTAATTCCGTTTCATCGCGACCCTTTCTCATGTGGACTACAAGATGGATGTGAATTTTATATTCCTTCGCCAGCTCCGATAACTCAGATACGAAGTTCTTCTGCTTGTTGTAATCATCAACGCCAAGACCACACTTAACCAGTGAGTCAATAAACACATGATTCACCTTTAGCACCTCAGCAGAGTAAACAATCAATCCGCGAATCGTATCTGGTGTTACTCGACCAACCTTGTTGTAGAGGTAAATCTTATCCTTTAGCTCCTCAGCCATTCCCCGTAAGTAATCAAGCGAAGCATTAGCAACGCCCGTTACCTGGCGAAACATCTTTGCCTTTGTGGTCTTGGTTGGCATCTCAAGCGATGCAATAACTGACTTGCCGTTAAAGTATGCTGCGACCATCGATTGTGCAGTTGATTTACCGTTACCGTTCACACCTGCCCAGATAGTCAACTCAGAAGGTCTTGCACGCCATAAATCCCATGTTTTCTGCCAGACCAAAGGATCACCGTTTACCACTGACCCGTTAATCATGTAATCATGGACTTCTTCTAGGTTGTCCGTCATTAGCTCGATGTGCTGTGCCACCTTCCTGTTCTCGTGATCTTCGAGATACTTCTCAAAGTCAATATCATTCAACTCCTGCATTAAATGCCCCCTGCAAATGGATTCTTAGTTTGTTTTTGTTCTGATAACCACTCTGCCTTAAAGCCACGCCAGCCGCGAGAAACAATTTCCGTTAAGACATCGTTAAGAGGCAGCTTGGCTTTCTTAGCCTCTCTGATAATTCCGTTAAGGGCAGTCTTAGTTACATCTGCTCTTAAGCGTTTACGGTGATTTAAGAAATCATCCCAGACCTGCACTTCAACGTCCTCTGGACGCTCTAATTTTGGTTTGTGCGTAGTATTATGGTTATTGGTTATTGGTTTATGGTTAGCTTTCGATCCGGTTTTTTCTGGGTTGCTATTTTTAACCGGCTGGGTTTTCTTGGGTTTTTTCGGTCTGCCGCCCTTGATACCATTGACTCTAGCGGTTTCTGCTTTTAGTCGATATTTGGCTAATTCTTCCTCAATTCGCTCATGTTTGTACCCTTCTTCGTCCTCAATGAAGAAATCAGACAGCACATTTTGCAAAAGTGGTAACCCATCAGAACCCAACCCTAACCTACGCAAAACCAACTGGGTTTCTTTGGGTATTGGCTGCTCATCTAGGTAGTACCAATCAATCAAAGTGCGATAGATATAATGCTCTAAAGGCGTTAAATAAGTCGTATCTTTACGGTAATCCGCCACATTGAATTGGTAGTAGTGCATTATATTCTCCCCTGTTCCTTTAGGAACTTTTTATAGTGCCGACCCTTCTCGATCTCATACTTTTTAACGGCTTTTCCATCACGAACAGATGCCGTAAGGATTTGTAGATAGGTCATCGCATGGCTTATTTTCTGCTCTAGCTGTTTTTTGGCAGCCATTTCACGATGTGCAAATGCCATCGGTGGCTCTTCGTAAGCATCAATAAACAAATCCTCTAATCGAAGTCCAAGGGCGTTAGTAATATCAAGAGCAGAACAACCACTAAAGCATTTGAGAAGGATATTTCCATTTCTTGCCTCGCTAATGGCTAGTGATGGGTCTGAGTCATCATGGGCAGGACAGCAAGCCATCCATTTACCACGACCTTTTGGTTTAACGCCTTTAAGTTTGGTAACAAATTCATCTGCTCGCATTAGTTCTGCTCCAGATATTCAACCAACCTCTTAACGTCATCTATTGCTGGACGCTTTGCATCGCCATTGGCAATGGTGCGAACCGTAAAGTATTTGACACCGGTAACTTCAGCGATTCTGCGTAAGTTTCGATCCCTTAGTTTGTAGGCAATTTCTTGCAAGTCCATATTGGCTCTCCTGTAAATGTGAGGTAACAATAACCTAATTTACAGAAATACGCAAAAAAATGTTGCATACAATGAAATTTTATATATACTAATCACATCGGCAGAAACATTGATAGGAGAAAAAACCGATGTCTACTAAATCACAACTTCGCAAGCATTCATTGGAAACTTTAGAGCGTAAATACAACTCTTGTATTCATAACGCTAAAAATCATCCTTCACATCAAAGTCAACTTGCTGCATTAAAACTTGCAGATGAAGTTTTGGCTGTAATTGAGGAGAAGAAAAATGCGTGATTACAAAAACTTTACCCCATCTAACAAGGCTCGCCTTCGCATTATCGGCGATGTCTTATTCGCTTCCCTTCTTGTATTTGGCTTCGCTACCTTAACTTGGGTAGTAATGGCGGCTTTCTAATGAGTAACGTATTTAACGAAATCAGACTTGAAAACGCCTTTGAGGGTTATCTTGAATCAAAGGATTACGAAAACGATCTGATCGAAGCCGCTGAAAACTGGATCGAGAAAGATAAAGCTAACCGCATAGGAGCAGAACAAATTTTGCTTGAGAAGTTAGCCGAGTATGACCTTAGCCCATTACTTCTACGCACCGATAACACGATTATCGAAGATGCCCGCCGCGAAACCTTGCTTGAAATTGGTGAGGCGCACTGTGAAGAAGATGTTCAAGAACGATTTATGGAAGAACCTTGTTATGACTACTAAGAAATTAACCGCTGTACCTGAT